TTTGCCATTTTTTATTTTCCCCTTATTATTAATTAACCTAAAGCTATTGCTAGTGCTGTTGGATCGTCTGTTACATACCCAGCACTATTTAGATATGTTTTAACATCTGATATGGCTACTTGTACCATAGTACCAGCATCATTTACAACTAATCTATCAGCATCAACTAAAGTTGTTCCAGTAGCACTTGTGTCACCATCCATTTTATTTAGTTCTGTTGCAGTAGAAGTTACTACTACATCTTCATTTATTTTTGGTGAAGTATAAGTTTTATTTGTAAAAGTTTGTGTTCCTGTAAGTGTAGCAACAGTTGAATCAATTGCTATTGTTCCAGCAGATGTAATTGCACCACCAGATAAACCAGTACCAGCTGTAATAGAAGTTACTGTTCCTGTATTACTTGGAGTAATTACAGTAAAAGTAATTGAGTCAGAACCTAATGATGCTGTGTTATTTGTAGTACATAAAAATATTTTATTATCATTAGCACTTCCTTGATTAACAACAACCATTTGACCTGATAATTCAGAAATAGAATTAAATTGTGTATCTCTTGATGCTGCACCACTTGATACTGCAGTATATAAACCATTTTCACTAGCTGTACTTTGATCTTTTAATAAGACTCTATCTCCTGCAACAAGTGTAATACCATCAATAGTATCTCCAGCTTCAAGAGCTGATGAAATTGTTACATTGGCAGTTGAAGCACACTCTGCAATAATTCTAGTTCTTAATCCAGCAACTGCATCATCAACATAAGTTGTTGCAGCTTTTGCATCTATTTGTGTTTGAGCATTAGAGGATAAAGTATTAATATATTGAAATTCTGCACTTGTTACTGTTCCATCTGCAATCTTAGTTGCATCTATTGCAGCACTTGAATTAATATCTGCATTAACAATAGAGTCATCTACAATTTTAGATGAGTTTACAGAACTTGCTGCAAGTTTAGCAAGGGTTACATTAAGATCTGCTATATGTGCAGTATCAATTGATCCATCTGTATAATGCTCTGAGTCTATTGCATCATCAACTATTTTTGAACCATTAACTGAGTCTGCTGCTAAATGAGCAAGATCTATACTTCCATCAACATAATGTTCTGAATCTATTTGGTCGTCTGCTATTTTAGCACTTGTAATTTGGTCTGCTGCAATATGAGCAGTATCTATAGAACCATCTGTGTAATGTTCACTATCAATAGCATCATCAGCAATTTTAGCTCCAGTAATTATATCTGCTGCTAAATGTTCTGCATCTATTGATGCATCTACATATTGATCACTATCAATACTGTTTACAGACATATGAGCTAAGTCGATACTTCCATCTACGTATGAGTCTGAGTCTACTGAATTAGCTGCCATTTTTGCAGCTGTAATTGCATCATCGGCTATATTTGTAGTTCCAATAACTTCTGTTGGTATAGAGTTATTTGTTTTAGCTAATACACCAATATAAACTGAAGTAATAGCTTCACTAGATAAAGAACCTGAATCCCAAGTTACATTAACTGTAGTGTTTGTAGAAAAAGATGTACTAGATATAGTACCATATATTGTACCTGGCGTTGATGCTACAACTTTAACTCTACGTCCAGCATGATAAATAGCTGTTACATTAGCTCCATCAATTGTAAAACTTGTAGAAGATGCGTAAGTAGCAGTATAAGTACCTGCTGCATCTCCGTATTCAATCCATTCAGCAGTATTATAATGTTGTCTAATATCTGCCATAACACTTCTAAAAGCATTATTAATATTTGATGGTAGCATTCCTTCAGCAACAGATACTGAACCAGTTCCTGTAGCTGTATTGTTTGCTGCTGTTGTGTCGTATTTACCTAAAAATGTTCCTGCCATAATTCTCCCTAATTCATGAACCAACTGAATGCTTTATCGCTTTCAGTATTATTCTTATTTACTAATGTATTAATTGCTTCTTCAATTTGTCTTTGAAAATATTCTTGTGTTTCCATTGAATATCTTACGTTGTCTATATCTATTATATCACTCATTATCTATATCCTGCTTTTGATGCAACAATATCTATTCCTTGTGCATGGTTAAATGCTGTACCTGAAGCTATTTTTACATTAGCTCTTATATATCTACCTGATTGTCTAACTGGGTTTATACCACTTGTTACCATAGAAGATGAACTAGATTCTGTTTCTGTGTCTGCTAATCTTTCTCTAGTTTTTACAGTTACTGTTGCAGTCGCATCTACTATTGGTCTAACTCCTTGAATGTTAGTTCGAGCTCCTGGAAAGCCTTCTATCTCAGCTGTTTCTATTTCGCATTCATTAGCTGTTCCTGAAAAAATTGCAGCTTTAAAATCTGAATCAATTGCACCTAAAAACATTTGTCCACCAGACCAAAAATCTGTATCTAATGATGCATTAATCTTTTCAAGATTTGTAGATATAATATCCATTAGTTCTACTGTATAAGCTCCAAGAAATTGTGAAAATATTTGACTAGCATTTACTTTTACTAATGACCATTTTTTAGTAGAATAATTATATACAATCATTCTATCACAAATACCTGTTGTATTAGAAGCATTATTAACTGATGGATATAACCACATAGCTAATGTATTAAATGGATCAACTGCTGCTACTATTCTATCTGAATATGCTTTGTTTAAATTAAGATCAAAAAATCTATTAACTTTTTCTACACCAATACCTACTACGTTATCACCTTGTATTTCATAAAAACCATCATCTGCATAAAAAAATACACGTCTGTTATCTTGACATACTGTTTTTCCAAACATAGCTCCTCTATTAGGAGATATAACTGATAGTCTAAATACTGTTGCACCACCAACATAATCCATACGAATTATTTGGTTTTGTCTAAATACATAACCTACTTCTCCAGAAGTTATGGCTACAACTCTACCACCTGATCCTGGAAGGTCTTGATAGTCTGATTGTTTTCCTGTCCAAACAGTAATATCATTAATGCCTGACCATTGAATTCTATTAGTTGCTCCAACTATATTACCTACAACTAAAAAATCTCTAATTACTCCAGAGACTCTAAATACTGGTGCTGTACCAGCAGTTTGAATTGCTGTAAGAGCTGCAAAGTTAGTTGATGTTCCCATTAAATAATATTGAACTGCATCTACTCCATTACTTGCAATAACATATTCACCAAATTGAGTGAATGTCCAAAAGTCATCAGCATCTCCAGTTAAACTAGCTTTACGAGAAGTAAAAACTCCTGATGCTAATTGATATAAATTTGTTCTTGTTGCTACAAAATTAAATACAGCATTAGAGTTATCTCTAAATGATCCTGCACCTTTAGCATCTGTAGTAGTAGTTGATGAACCTGAGTATGATACCAACGAAGGAAATCTTTTATAAGATCCTAAAGCATGGTAAACATTAGTTGCTACGTTTGCACCTTTCATACCATGTTCTGGTTGATCAGGCATCCATTCTCCAAAAGGTATTTGCATTATCTAGCCCTGTAAAATGATAGATCAGTTTGTATATCTGTTCTTTGTTGAACAGGTGCTCCACCATATGAATCTTGTTTGTCGTTATTTTCGCATCTTTCCATAGCTGCAATATACATTTGTAACCATTGTTGAACTTGGTTAGGATCTATACCACCTAAGAAGTTAGCTGCATGATATAAAGAACCATACAAGTATATTCCAGGGTGATTAGTTAAAATGTAATTTGTTGTATTAGTATCTGAAAGAGCTCCAAAACTTTTATAATATGATAAGTACCCAGTATAAGAAGTATCAGGGGCAGGCCCAAAACGTAAAGTTTCTGTTTCATCATCACTCTCAATTGTATAGACTCTAGGTCTAGCAGTTGTAGAACCAGCTTTAATTTCAAACATATTATGTGGAGTAATATACTCTAATACATACTTAGTGCTTGATGCCAGTATATAAAAAGATCTAACTCCAATAAACCCTGTAGGAACTGTTTCAGTTTCAGAGTCTATTGTAATAGCATCTATTTGTTCCATTTGTCTTATTCTTAGTTTAGCATTAAAGTCAGCTTCAGCTAATTTAATAAAGTCATCAGCTATCTCATCTGTTAAGTCAGTTCTGTTTAGCCAATTAGCTAATGCTGTTTTTAATCCTGAATATGTTGTTAATGCCATTATAAATTTCCTTCAGCTGTTCTGAAATATCTAAACTCACTACTATTAAGTTTAGTTCTCATTATTTTTCTTTGAATGTCTTTAGGTAATTGAAACCAGTTATTAGTTCCATTGTATTCTTTTGTCCAGATCGCTAGTATTAAAGGTGGAACACTTGCCACTCTTTTCATTTCTTTAGCACTTGTTAAATAACCTTTGTCATGATTATAAAGCTCTTTGTTTCTTTTTAACAAAGGAGTTACATCTTGAGAGTTATTAATAGTTAAAGCACCATTAGATTCTTGAATATATTTAGTTTTTATTCCACCATCATATTCTATTGATCTTATTCTAGCCATAAATTATTCAGTTAGTTCTGTAACGTATAATTCTCCGTTTGATCCACCTATTCTTAATACTGCAATTTTTTCTCCAGCTGAAATTTTAATAATTTCAACTTCATTTGCAGGTAAATAAGTAGTACTTGTAGTAGCTGTAGGTGCTACTGCAATGTGTATATGACAAGCAATAGTACTAACTACTCTTATGTATTCTGTACCATCTGTAAAAGCTGCACTTAAAGAACTTGTAGCTCCTGAAGTTAACTTAAGTACAGTTCCATGTCTTAATCCGTAATTCATCATTTTGTCCTTTTTGTTTGGGGATGTTACCACCCCCAGTATTTAATTATCTTCTAATTACAAATGTAACGTAAAGTACAATTGTATTAGTTGAAGCACCATTAGTAATCATTTCGATAGTACCACCTTCTGCAACGTCATTAGCTGCTGTAGGTACTGCTGTATCTACATCTCCAGCTGCTGAACCAGATTGTGTTACAGTAATTCCACCATTTGTAATGGCAGTTCCACCTATTTCAAAAGTGATTCCTCCATTAGCTGTGCCAATTGCACCTTGTAATGCAGTAATAATTTTTATTACTTTTCCACCATCAGGGATTGGTACAAATGTACTCGATGCAGTACTAATGTCTGCGATTTTTGCTGTTATAAAATAGTCGTTTAATGTTCTCATTTTGTTTCCTCATTGTTCCGATCATAACCCCTCTCTGATCTTCAATGTTTTTAAAGTACTAGGGGAGTAGTATTGAGGTTACTCCCCTATATACGTGTATCTATTATGAAGTAGTTAAGTCGGCTACTAAGCCACTTGCACCTTCATTTCTTGATTCAAGAGTAGCTTCTACTAAAAGTTGTCTTTTTTCAGAGTCACCAGTCTTAGCAAGTTCATGCATAGAAAAGTCTCTTAAGAAAGCAACACCCCAGTAATCCATATCAAGTACATAAGCATCTCTATCTCTAGAGAATCTATTAGGTACTACTTGCAATTGACCGAAGTCAGATGCGTATACGTCAACTGATGTGTATAAAGTAGCGTCTGCACCAGCATCAAATCTAGTACTATTACCAGTAAATCCTGATAATTTTTGTTTGTTGAAAGGGCCAACCATAATCATAGAAGGATCCCCACCAGCATTCCATACTGACTTAATTACTGATTTTAATTGAGACTCTGTGAAAGCTCTTTGAGTACCATTTGTGTGAGCTGCATTTCCTGCACCTGCACCAGAAGCACCAGAAACACCTAAGTCATCATTAGTTATGACCCAAGATCCAAGTGCACCTAATTGACGTGCAGTACCTGAACCACCAGTTACTTCTGCATTGTTAGAAGTAAGAGTGCTTTCCATGTCTCTTTTTAGCTCTTTAGCTTTTTTAGCTATTTGATAAGCGATCTCAGATGCTCTACCTGCTTTGTCTACAGATTCTTGAGTTCCTGTTATAACTACAGTTTTATCCATAATTTGAGAACTGTTAGAAAGTCTAGTAGTTGCGACAGATGCGTCTAAAGTTGCTTCGTCACCTTCGATAACAGCATTGTTTGTTACTGCTGCTGCTAAGGCGTCTGTTTGCCATTCGTGAAGAACTGCAGTTGCTTGTGTTTTAGCTGCAGAACTTAGGAAAGGCGTATCTGTTGGTGAGATACTGTAGATAACGTCAGAAAGATCTTCTCTTTCACCGACTGAATCATAAGTATCAAACGTGTTTGTTGGCTGTGCCATTGTTTATTTCCTTTGTTGAGATTTAAGATTAATCATATCGGCTATGGCATTACTAGCATCTTTAATATTACCAGTTTTCCGTAGCGTATTGATTTTATTTCTTATTTGCTCTCTACCTGAACTATTGCCTGATTTTGCAACACCAGCTTTTAAAACTCTAGGGGCATTAGCAACCTTCTTAGATGTCAATGGTCTTTTATCCTTTTGGGATTGAAAGCTCATAGCATCTTTTGCTACCATTAAAAATCTATGGTCTGCAAGGCTACCAATTTCCTGATCATTAAAACCATAATTTCGTAACGAATTACGTAAATTAAGTTTAAAAGTATCAGATTTATTAGGGTCGCTAAACTCTGGTATTTTTGTTGCAGCTAAATCTCTTTGTGCTTCAAGGTAAGTTTCGTACTGTTGAGTTTGAATTTCTCTTGCTTTACTTTTTAATCCTTCTATTCGGCTACTTTCTTGTCTTAATTCAAAGTCAAGTCTAGATGCAGATGTAGGATCTTCTTCATAAAGTTTAGCAAGGTCTTGTCCACCTTGTTTTTGTTTCACAAATTGATCTGCTGTCGATATTAAATCATTCAGCTCTGATAAACGAGTGTCATAAGTTTGACGCAAACTATTCTTTTGTCCTTCAAGATCTCTCTTTTCCAAACCTAAAGTATGAGTTTTTTGTCTATAATCCGAGTCTCTAGAATATCCTGCCTTCAGCTCATCGAGGCTCACCTCTAACTCTTGACCACTTACTTTTACTCGGTGGAGTTCAGGTGTCTCTAATTCTGTTGTAGTTTCTTCTTCAGTCTCAGTATTTTCAGTTGTCTGTTCTATTGGAGTTTCTTTCGACTCAGATTGACTCTCTTGAACTTCCTGTTTCTCAGGAATTGACTCTGAAGGTTCTGCTTTGGTTTCTGGTACTTGAGTGTCCTCTTTAGGATTCAGTAAACCTGAAATTTTATCTGCTGCACCTTTTATGCCTTGTATTGGTTCTGCCATATCGTTCCTTTTGTTGGTTGACGAAATTGAAGTTTCGTTAGATTAACTTCGTTTGTTTAATTGCTCGATTTCTGCTTGAGCTAGCTTTCCACTTGACATAACACTTAGTAAATGTCCTTTGATTTTATCCACCATATTAAAGGCTACCCAAAGGTTTCTACGAGTATCATCGTCTGCGAAACTTGTATTAAAGATCTCTAGTCTGTAAATTTCAGAAAGATCTTCAAATGCTTGTTTTAGAAGGGGATCGTCCAGCAGTTGCTGGGCTCGTTTGCCCTCCCTGATCAGTATTTCCTTGTCCATTTTTAAAGAAGTTTTGTTGTCCTTTTATTATCTCTTTCATTAGATCGCCTGATTTATTTAGATCAGCACCTTCTAACATTGATCTTCGTTTAAGTTCTAGTTCATCAATTTTGGTATTGTATTTCAATTCCATTTCTTTGATGGCTAGTTCATAATCTAGAAGTGCTTGTCTCATTCTGCCTTCTATATTCTTGCTCTCCGTTTCAGCTTTTAATTGTGCACGTTGGTTTTCACCTTGTACTTGAGCTAAAGTCACCTTCTCAAATTCAGTAGGTGGCTTAGGAGGAATAGGTGGCATTTGTGCTGCTCCCACTTCTGGATCCATGAAGTATGGTTCTATACTATTTAGACCTGCATTTTCAACTAATTTTTTCAAAGAGTTGTAAATATTTCTTAGATTAACCATTGGGCCATGAACATTCTGTTGTAAGTTGATTGCAGACATTTGTCTTTCTAATATCGCATTCATTAAAATCAACTGTTGTTCTTTTGATCCAGTACCTAATCCTACAGAAACTGTAATATTAACTCTGTCTTTCCATTCGTAAGGTCTCATAGGAATATACTTTCCTCTGATTCTTACAATCTTTTCTTTATTTTGGTATTTGCAAGTAAGCTCAAACATCTTTAAGGCTAGATCTTTTACACCAGTCTCAGCAAAGATTCTGGCAATTAACTCCATTCTCATTTGTGATTGTGTTAGAATTTGGTTTTGGCCAGTTGCTGTATTGTTTAGCGTATTTGCATCTAGCCCTTGTGATTGTCTTGTAACACCTGTTCTAGTTTCTTTAACAGAATCTAGGTAGGCTAACATACCACTTGCTTGTTCAGTAATCGGTTGTGCCTGTATAGGCATCATAACATTTTGAGGAGGTTGTTTTGTTCTTACAATTCCTCCAGGACGATTTGTTAAAAGATCATCCATTGAAACTTGTCCATCTTGTACTGCAACTCTGTTGTTATTTGTTAGATACATATTGTCTAACATCTGTCTCATTACAGTTGATTTTATTAATTGTATATCTTCTACTAATTCAGCAACACTTCTTCCATAGAATCTGTGTGGCATGATAACTGGAGTCATAGATACAAAAGGCATTGAATCTATTTCTTCCATATCAAGAAACTTCTTACCATCACCTGCTACTGTAATTTTTAATAATTCTGCTTTACCATCACCATCTACATCCATTCTTACATAGCATTCATGTATTAAAACATCTTGTGTACTTTTATCACCATCAGTTTCTCCATGTGAAAAATCTACACTTTGATGTCTAGTAAATTTATCTTCAGTATAATAATCTCCATCACCAGTTGGTAATGATTCAACTAAATCTTTATCATAGCCCATCTCAACTAATTCTGTTCTTGTTTTGTTCACTCTATGACAAACAAAGTTTGCAGTATCAATTGATTTGCATCTACGTTCAATTAAAAATTCTTCAGGTGGAACAGGTTCTATTCTAACCTTTCCATATAATTTTGTTCTATGAATAACTACATCATGTAGTTTAACTTTATCAATTTCTTTACCAGCATCATCTGTAATAGCTTCTTCGTATTCAGTATGATTTTTTACTTTAACTTCGTCAGAAGTAAGTAGATCTTCTAATTCGTAATCTGTTAATCTTGTATATTCTTCTCTTTCAGTTTTTTCAGCATTATCCCAATATACTTTTAGGATTCCATTTTTTTGAATTAGTGCATCTTTGAAAGCTGTATATAAAGCAAGGAAACCATCATTCTCTTTATAAAAGATATAGTTTAAATAGTCAGAACATTGTCTAGCCATTTCTTCATCTTCAGGCCCCATACCTTCACAATTAAATACATTATCACCTGCTGTAAAAATTCTCATCAATGATGGCATTAAACTTTCAACTGTATCTAGTACATCATTAGAAACAACTTGAGATCTACCTTCTTGTTCATTGCCAAGAGGTTTTCCTAAATAATATTCTAACGATTTTTTTCTTCTTGATACAAGTTCTCCACCAATATAACCTGATGAATTATGTATTTCTCTGCTTACTATTGATAATATTTCTTGATTTGATTTTCTATTTTTTTTCATACTACGTATTTTGTATCTATATTAATTGGTTTATCCCAGTCTGATGTATCAATTGGGTCGTGTACACATCCATATCTAAATGCGTCACTTGCGTGTGAGCACCAGTCATGGAGAGGTTTATTTTTAAAAACTTGGTTTTTATCGTCCCATTGTTTTCGATACTGTCTCAAAGCATCTAATCCTGTTTTACATTTAACTCTGTCAAAATAACAACTTGGCAAAGTATTTCTTACTGATTCAATTCCATGATCTACTTCTAACTTAGGTGCTACTTCAAAGTCAATACCCAATTCTTGAGAAACTTCTAACCTTGACTTACCTGTTCCAAGCTCTCTCGCCATAATATCGTGAGGTGCTATATGTCGACTATATGCATAGTCTTTATCAGATAGTACATCAGCATAGTGTGCTAAAGATTCACCTGAAGTTTCATAGTAATCTATTAAGTGAACTTCTTGTCCTACTCTTTGTGCAAACCATATTGCAGTTGAATCTCCAATTCCGAGATCCCACCAAGTTTCTACACCAACAGCTTCGTCTACAGGTACTTCACCAATTCTTTTTTCTTTATCTGCTTTAGTTATTAATCTTCCATAATAACTTCCTGATACTGCTGCAGTAAATGAACATTCAAATTCCTGTTCGTACTGCTCAGGACTCATAATAGCTTTGGCTTGTTCTAACTCGTCATCTGGAATTACTTTAGTTTCAGATGCTCTATATAGTTTCCCATACCAATCTTTATGACCACGTTGAGCAAAGTCAAATACTTCCCAAAATTGATTGTGTCCCATTGGAGTTCCAATAAATAGGACGGATCCTAGTTTGTCAGATACTGCTGGTCTTACAATTTCGGTCCACACTCTAGGGGACATGATGGCATATTCATCCATTACAACTTTATCAAATCCCATTCCACGAATACTGTCTGGATTATCTGCTCCAAAGATTTGTATACGTGAGTTGTTGAATAGATCTATTCTTAATTCTGTTTCGTTTCTACCACCACCATATTTCATTAAAGGTGCTGTGTAGAGTTTTAAATATTCCCAAGCGATGGATTTACCTTGACGATAAGTCGGAGCTATAAATGCACACAAAGATCTTGGTTTGTCTGCTGCTGTTTTAATTAATTCGTTTATGGCTAGTACGGATTTCCCAAATCTTCTATGACATACTAGGACACTAAATCTTTTTAATGAGTTATGTACTTCTAATTGGTAAGGTCTTGGCTTATAGGGTATTTCTATTTTAACGACTGGTTTACTTGTCGTCTTTTTGCCAGGAGACTTTGATTGCAATTGGTTCATCTGTTCCTATTTTCGATGTTGTAGACGCTAACCTTGGGTGAACAAATGGTGCTGCCTTTTCAGCTGCATACATTTTACGTTCAGGTGAGCTCATAGGATTGTTTAACACAGCTAATAGATAATCCAAAGGAGAATGTTGATATTTCTCAGCCATCTCTTGCATGGACTTCCAATTTTTTTTAGTCTTAGCACCAAAAGGTCTACCAGCTCCAGGTCTTTTACCACCTATGTTTGGAACTTTAATTTCTGTTGTAGATTTATTTATTTCGTTTTCGTGAGACATATCTTCCCCATGTTCTTTATGATTTGTATAAGTACGCTTAGGATCAATCATTATATCATCCATTTACCTTTTTTATTATATTGTCTAAATGCAGTTCTTGAAGCAGTTTTTTCACCCTTTTTAACAAGAGCTTTAGCTCCATAATATAATCCACTAGCAGCTAGACCAGTACCTGGAAATTTTAAAGCAACTTTACCTATGTTAGTAGCAGCAGTTCCTGCTTTTTTAAATAGACCAACAGTTGGAGCCACATATGATCCATATGTTTTACCACTTGATTTTACTACTTTAGCTGCTGATTTTTTAGCTTTTCCTAAAAAGTTTTTTACTTTCTTAGTTGCATCTTCTTTCCATTGTCCACTAACTTTTTTCTTTCCCATAATCTAACCTTTTTTAACTTTCTTACTGTATTTTTTTGCGTACATCTTAGCTTTCTTTTTACCAGCTTTTGTGTATGCGAACTTTTTCTTTCCTACTTGTGGCATTATAGATATCCTTTTTGTTTCATAATTTTATATCTTGGGTCTGATTTTTTTAATTTACCTAAATTATTATTTTTGGAAGCAGAATATAAACCAACTCCACCTGCTGCAACAGTTCCAGCAGTATATTTACCTTTATGTTTCATAATATGCTTTCCTGTTGCAGTAGCATACTTAGTTGCTGGCCCTTTTAATTCTTTTATAGACTGTATAGCACTTGTGTAATGTTTTTTTGCAAATGCTTTACTTGCAATAAAAGCTCCTTTTCCTATCATCTTAATAATCCTCTCATTGCAGCTTCTCTGGTTGTTGGCATAGGCATTTGACCACCTGGTCGTTTACCCATATTAGCCATTTGTTGTTGAGCTTGAGGATTTTGCTGCTGTAGTAAACCCTGTTGCTGTTGTTGTTTAGCTTGTTCTGGCATCATCTTTGCTTTAATGATCATAGCTAACTTCTGTCCATCTTCAGGACTCAAGTTAATTAATTCACCAGCTAGTTTTTCTAATTTTTTTGTCATATTATATAAACTTCTTAGCGTAATCTAGGATTTTAGTATTTTTCTTAAACTTCTTGGACTGGAAGTTCTTTTTAATATCCTGTTTTTGTTTAATTATTCTTTTAATAGGATATGTCCACATATTTACAATTGATTTTCTCATTATCTTCCTTGTCCTTTGTATCTATTTAGATTTTGCTGTAGTTTTTCCGACTTCGATTTCGATTTTTTGTGGATTCCTGGTCTTTTTTTAGGTTGATCCCTAGGGGTATAGCTAGTAAACTTCTGCTTAGCCATTAATCGTCAGACATCATATCCCAAGCTGCTGCTCCTGCTACAGCTGAAGCATATCTTTTCTTATTTCTTCTAACGTGCTTATAACCTGTGTTATAACCAGCTAAAGCTCTAGTTCTATTTGTTGCTGAGATACCTACTTTTTCCATGCCTTTATTGGCATATTTGCCTAATGGTGTAAACTCTTGTTTAGTTTTCATAGTTTTGGCTGCTCTTTCTTTAATGCCTGTAAAAGTAGTTTCTGTTCTAGCTTTTTTGCCTTTACCTATTACTTTTGAAACTGTTGTAGACTTATATGGTGATAAGTGCTTAGTTTGTCTAAGCATTCCTCTACCTAATGTCATTAACATTCTTCCTGCTGCTGTTATCATATTATGTTCCTCTTATTGTTGTATTGTTGTTGTATTGGTTATGGTGCTGTAGAAGACCCCCCTATAATGATATTCGATAACACATCGAAATCATGGAGGGTGAATCTTAAACCCGTCTTAATTGTTATTGTCTTTAGTTCTCAGCTCGCTGTTGCTCGCTTCTTTATTCGCTGCTAATCGCAGCTATTGTTACTTCATCTTATGCTCAACTTATACTACGTAGAAGTCGACCAACGATGTTGGTTAAGATGTTGTGTTAGTATATCTAATACAATGTTGTTAGTACCAACTGATATACGCTGACACACGTGACAGCGATATAAGTTGTTATTATATATTGGTAATTGGTTAACTCTCGCTTGTCGATTGATTAACTGATTGCCGATATTAATCTAACCTATTGATATATCTAGTGATCTTGATTGCTAGTGTAGTTAATAGCAACGTATAAAGTATCTATATCCACTCATTATCAGATGTGTGTGTGTAGATCATAACCTAATAAAAGGAGATAAGATGAACATCAATAAAATGTTAAATGATACTATAACAAGCGTTAAGAGTACTTATGATAAGACTAATCTTAATCCATTCCCAAAAATACCAGAAAAGATAGAGATAACTGTTAAGTTTGATATAGCTGGTACCTATGGTGATAGTATAGATGCCTTAGATAAGCTAACTCCAGCGAGAATACAACAAATAGTAGGTATATTTAAGAAACATCAGAAAACTATTACTAAGCTAATAGAAGATGAGATTAAATAATGACTATTATAACTAATCTGATGTACCTGGCAATTGTGCTGGGTATCATCAGTATAATCTAGGAGATAAAATGATACCATATAACATAGAGTTACAACTAGAGGGAGATATAGATAGAATAGGTAATTATTTTATGAATAATTTACAATTTCCCTTACCTGACGACCCTGTTATCAAAGCTAGAGAGCTTGAGTGTAATAGGTTTAAGAGAGTAATAAGAAAATACAACAATCGTTTGTTACAAGTATCAAACAATCGTTGATTAATAATAACTAACCAATAGGAGAATAATATGACAGTACAAACTACATTTCTTCCAAGAGAAGAATTTATAGCAAGTAAACCATTAGAGGAAAGAATAGCACATGTTAAAGCTAATCCTCAAATATATGCACCTAAACCACAATATGATCTTATTAAAACTGTATTAAATAAGATTGAGGCTTTAGATAGCAAGATGAATGAGATCTTAGCTAAGAAATAAATATTGGGTACACCCCCCCTCCTTTGAGGGGGAGTAGCCCTTTCAATTAATATAGGAGAGTATATGGGATTAGATCAATATGCACATTTAAGAGATCAGAAAGATTTATCATTCAATACATATGATGATAACTATAATCCAGAGAAAGATGGATTTTATTGGAGAAAACACGCTAGATTGCAGCAATTTATGGCTGCTATGTATAAAGAGCAGACTCCAGAAGAAATAGATGAGGGCGACTTTAACTTAGGTTTTAATGGTGGCCCTGTAATAATAAACGAAGATGTACTAAATAAACTAGAGAAAGCTATAAATAGCGATTATCAATATTATATAGCTACAGATGGTTTTTTTTGGGGACAACAATACCAAGAAGAACAAGTTAATAACTATAAAGAAAGAGATAAACAATTCCTACAATGGTGCAAAGAACAAATATCTAAAGGTAATTTACCTGAGTATCATTGTAGTTGGTAAGGAGAATATATGACAAGAAACTTAATAGTATATAAAGTTGATTATGTTAATAGACACGAGGACTATAACACCCAGACAGGTAGATTTGTTAGAACTAAAAGAATAGTTATGACACCTGATGAGGTTGATCAAAAAGATGGCTACTGGCGTAATCACAGAAATGTAGAAAAGAAATTTTCTAAACAAATGAATGGCAAAGAAGATGCTTACTGGGATTGTAAATATAGAGTAATGAGAGTGAGGAAAGCATGACAGATAAAGTAGATTGTGCCATATGGATATGGGATAATGAAATGCAAAGAAAAAAAAGAATAAGACTTCAAACTTTATTAAATAGAGTTAATCATACTTTAAGACATGAAAATATAACTTATTTCGCTTTAGAAAAAGATAGAAATAAATTTGCAAAGGAGTTTAAATGAAAAAAACTAAAACACCTAAACATTGGACAGCTAAAGCATGGGCAGAGCATATGCTATGGATAAGTGGATTTACTAACAATAAAGAGGTTAACTATGTTCAGAGTAATACTAGAGGGAAAGTTCCGAGAAAATCCAATAAATCTAAGCAGAGCAGTAAAGCTGCTGTATAACCAAGACTTTACAGGCTCGATAAGAAAAGAGAATATATTATGGTGGAAAAAATACTTTTTAAAAGTAATCCACCTACCTATCCTATATCCCAAGAGAGGATATATACAGATAGTTAAAATATATAGAGATAAGAAACCATCAATTAGAGTAGTAACAATCCCCACCAGCTCCGATAAGCGAGAGCTGTTGGTTCTTAATAAAATATATGGAGGTAATAATGGGTAAATGTAAACGTACACCACACAAAAGTAATATAAATGCTAATATTGCTAAGATATTAACATTACATAGAGTATGGAATGGTTATACACAAAAAAATATAGCTGAATGTATACAAGTAACATTCCAACAAATACAAAAATATGAAAGATGTATCAACAGATTACCTAGTGATCATCTTATAGATATATGTAATCAAAAAGGTTGGGATCTAAATATATTTGCAGTTAACCAACCACAAGTAATATTTGATGAATGGATGAAAACTATAGATCCTTTTGAAGATGATAGTCCATACCCACTACGTATATCTCAAATAACTAGAGCTTGGGAAAAGATAGATAATGTAGGTACAATTAATTATTTAACTAGAGCAAAAAATCCAAGGTACAAAAATATGATAAAAGAAATCCAAGATATAAAAATGAAAGAAAAACCATTAATATTAACTAAAGATATGGAGGTTTAGTGAATGGAATTTTTACTGTTATTCGATTTGTTACTTATACTGTTGGTGGTTTAGCCATCAGGAAAAGCTGGAATTGGCTCATCGCCGATGTCGATCCAATTCCTGGTACAAAGGAATTTGATATAGAATACTATCAAACTAAAGAGAAGTATATAAGACTAACCAAAAAAAAGGAGAACTATGACGAAGCGAGTAGAGCAATTAGGAGAGATGATCGTTAGAGCAATAACATATCCTATAAGAGCAACAATAGGAGTGTGTCAATGTATACATAAGTCTACACCAGATACGTTAGATGATTGTATGCCATTTGAAATCAAAAAAAAGGAGGAAAAAGATGGAAACAAAACTACCAGTTAAATCAAGAGTAGCAGATAAGTATCAACCGATGCTTACATACTATGCAGAACTTATAGGACTATGTCATGAGACTGTTGCAAAAACACAATCGTTAAAAATGCTAGACCCTATGGGTAAGAAAACTACTGCAACATCATTGTTTATTAGAGTTTGTCAAAGAATGGACAAATCAATAGACGCTAAAGAAGTTGCAGAAAAGTTAGAAACTATAAGTAAAACTAATGAACAAAGGAGTCATGTAGCATGAGTAGTAGTAAAACACCCATACGACAAGATGAAAAAGACTATCTAGATCATTTCATTGAAACAAAATATGACGATAGAAAGAATATTTTGAAAACTGAAATGCAAGATACCATTGATAAAGAAGCAGAAGATAACTTCGAGGCATTTAAAGATAAACTTAAGATTAATAAAATGCACGATGATGTTAAAGTTTTGTATGATGACCATGCAAAATTTGCTAACGAAATGGATTCTATTTTACTTCAGAAAAAAGGTAAATTAGACAATGCTATCCATGTCTTAGAAGATAAGCTAGAGCAATGGAAGAAAGTCAGAAAATGGAAAGAAGAAATAAGTCATTCTTTGTTAAAAGAACCTGATGAGTTAGATAGGCTGCTTAAAAAGTTATGTCATGAAGAAACAGAACGTGACTATTATTCAGGCCCAAGAGGTAAAGCAATACAAATGTTAGATATGTCTAAAGAGTATTGTAAAAACTTGCTTAACGCAGGTCAATCTCTGTCTACTGTATGGGGAGTGCTTGATAATGAAATGGGTAAGGAAAAGATTAATACTAATACTATTCCTAAGCCTGAGTTCTTATCAATTACTAAATAATAATATCGGTAAAGCCCTGCACATTTGTAGGGCTTAACCTTACAGAAAGGTAATTATGGTAGATGAAGCATTATACTTCTTTAAAAAAGATGTAGGTAAAAAAGTTTACGAAATAGAATACGAAGCAACATATGTTACTAAGTGGCAAGTACTTGCTAATGATGAAAACGAAGCATTTAATAGTTGGTTAGAAAACAACAAACAAGATTTAGTAACTGAAGATGGTAAAGACTGTGTATGTTCTTATGTTAAAGATTATACGCAAATGGGCAAAACGCAAGTTATTGCAGAAATTAAATACAATAAAAAAGATGATGAGGTATATGCAGATGAATCTTAAAGATCAAGTAGACATACTAGATAAAGCAACTAACAAAGCTATCAAACAAGTCGATAAAGAACGCAAAGGTAAAAGGCGTAACTTTATAGAAGAATGGTTTAGATACGTAGAGTTAGTAAGCAAACAATTAACTAAATGGATGAACTAATGCACATAGATAAATATAAAATATTTTCCATGGATTATACTTGGAAAAATCAAAAAAGAAGTAAAGACACATCAGTAAAACAAATGCTTACATCAGATGAATGTATTCAAGGTAAAGATTTTATATCTTTATTAGATAGTTTAGATGACGCTTGGCATAAACATGAAGGTAAAGATTGTAAAATAGAAGTTACCTTTGAACCTTATGAGGAGTAATAATGGATATAAATATAATAGACGAACAAATTAAACCTAAAAAACTTAAACCAAGTGTAACTCAAAAATATGGAGTATTAACTGTTGTATTAGGTCATGATTTACATAAAAGAG